TGTATAAACCACGGGATACATTAGTATTGGCACTAACAAGGTATCCCCTGGCTTATATCAACAGCCTACTCACCTACTCAGACTTCGGTTTTCGTTCACATCTTCCAATTCAGTTACTGCGCAGAGGATGTGCAACATCTGCGAGAGTTGAAAATCTCAACCGGGATTGTGTCTTTTGTTCAATGGATTTGATCGAATCTTCTCATCCACCTCTGGGGGAACTTCGATCGTCCAAAGAAAGTCGTCGGCAGCTCTTCTATCTTGTTTCTTAAGAGCTTCATAGCGCAGTCTTTGCTCAGTAGACATTCTTTGCACTATGGATTCCTCGAGCGTGACACGCTTGCGCAAGGAACCTCCGACTAGAGAGCCACCGCCTAAAGATGAGGCCGTTTCGGAACCTCCCTTAATTGACCCGCCTGACAAAGAACCACCTCGAAGGGGTTTCTCTGCACGAAGGCGTGCGATAGCTGGGCTCACTGGTTTCTTTTCCTCAGGAGCCCAAGAGAGAGTCTTTCTTTCGATCGATCTATCTCTCTTCTCTATAGCATTCCGACCATCTTGAATAGAGCCGTGGTTTATAATTGTTGCCGCGGCCACTTCTTCCTTGGTGAAACCAGGGTCAAAATGCTTATTATCCCATGCCTCGAGTAGCTCCGTGTTTGGCTTAAAAGCAGTGACCGTTCGGTCAGGAGCTGCAGACTCTCTAGGTCTTACAGGGTGCCTCAGAGGAGGCAACTTCGGCCACTCAGACTCTTCACTTTGCACTTCATTAGCGCTGTCTGATATGTGGCCAAAGTCCAACGCCATGGTCTCAGTTGAGCCATGGTCGTCGGTGTCAGAACCAGCATCTGACACGTCCGGAGACGGAGTTTTGTCAGGTTGTCTTTCCTGTTGGTGATCACCCGGATAGAGAGGCTTGGCATCTCGATCTATCACAGGGATTGTTGGGAAGATCGCTCCTGGCGCGATCCTCCGGTTTCCAGTGTCGTCTCGGTCGAACTCCATAAATATAGTACCAGCTTTCCAAGAGAACCAGCCGTAGTTTGCAAAAGACTTCGTGTAATTGAAGGCATGACTACGTCTGTACGGGGGAAGCAGGATTGAGATATTGCCTGCTTTCTTGATTATTAATCGGCCCCGAGTTGAATAGTTCGCTCGGGCCAAGTCACCAGTTCTAAAAGTAGAGCCTGCTATGGTAACCTGGTCCGAAGTCAGAACATCATGGATATAGCTGTTTTCTTCTTTGTAGGAGTTGCCGTCACCCGGTAGAAATTGCCACCTATCCCCCGATAATCCTGTTTGCACCCCAACAAATTCATCTCCTGCCACATTCGAGTCAATGTGTCCACTGACTGTGTTTGCTCCCACACACATGATTAGGATATAGTATTCACCAACCTTCATTGGGATATCTATTGCCACGTTAATAACGTCCAGCGTGTGAGAGACATAGCGGGTATACAGAATCTCCGCTAAGCAGTTATCCTCGTCCCAATAAGTGCACGCCCAAGGCTCAGGATGAGGCTTGAGATCTGTGTTCTCTGTAGACTTGCGAGAATAACGCTGCATGTAGACAGGGCCCCCATAACCAAACCATTCTCTCTTTTGAGGAGGTGGTACGGGTCCAGGAGACACCGCGTCTACCTATTTTGGATTGTGCAGTTGGACTGTAAATCGGATTTGAAGAAATCCGGCGGTTTTGCCGCTGGTTCCATTACCTGCATAGTGTAGGAAGAATTGGTCATCGGCAGTATCATGCCACTCTACACCGTTAATCTGCGCAGCCCTGAACGTGGTCGACCCGCCTTTGGTGACGGGGAACTTTCTAAGCGTGGACTGGAGGCTCTTGAGCTTACAGTGGGGATCCAACTCATAAGCGATGGAGCCTTCTGCGGTGGAAGAGGATTCACTGACGAAACGTATGTTGACCATTGTGATCTTATACTCATGGTAGGCTTTGAGTACACCGCCTGACAATGCGATGCTCTCTGAAAGATTCGGCCCGAACTTGATTGTTCCGGCGGAGTTATCCTTAATAGAGTCCTTGTTAAAGACGAAAGTTTCGCTGTTGCTACTCCCTCCGCTCCTAGGTCCTCCTCGAACTCCTCGACGCCGGTTTCGGTTACGTCGTCTTCTACGCCCTCGTGGTTGCCCACTGGGTACTGCCACAACCATTTGCTGAACTGGTCGAACTGTCCTACGTTGTCTCCTCCTTCTATAATTGACATTCTTCCTACCGCCCGTATTCATTGACTATTTGACGAACGTGGGCGGATATCTTTAGGTAGACTAAATATAGGCCGGCTACTGAGATGGGTATTGCGGCAAGAAATCCGCTCGCAAATCCTGCTAGAAACTTATAATCCAGCGGTGTCCGGCTATGGTAATCAGACTGTGATCTCCAACGCTTGCAACTGATGTATGCTTGGCTGATCGTGTCGCTCTCTCTCTTTATATCTTTTGTGGCAGCACTGGATCGACAAGCCACTGGTAGAGGAGAGCAACGGAATCTGGATCATGCCGCAACTCGTTTAACACAGATGCACATGCAGCAATGTAGTTAGACACTACCTCCAGATTCCCACACCCCACGTTATACCCATAAATGAGTTTGTACAGCATTTTATTCTCATTAACGGGGGTGGCGAGGTCAGGCGCTCTAAATATATGAGAGCAAAATTCCAGTTGTCCTGAAACCTCGACTTTGAAACCTAGACTTTTATACACCTCTAGGTTGGTGTTGACTGACTCGAGGGCATCATCCCCCATAGCTATGGCCCAGCTTGCACCAGCATGGTACGCGGCCATCACCCGAATTCTTGAGTTGGAGCTACTCGTGTTGTAACTCCCAGACTTTTGAACACCTGGAACTCGTTGCGCCAGGAGGGTGCCATCGCTCAAACAAAGGACGCTGTTGCTGATACACCTCAACCACGTTTTGCGTAGTTTCTCGGTCGTAGAGTTCAGGTCCAATGTGAGTTTGTTGCGGACGACCATATCATCATGAAGCATCCACTCCGCAACACTCCAGTCAAAGCCGGAGCAGTCAGTCGGCACAAGGTACTTTTCCCACGAGGCAACCAGATCCTCGGGTGTTACTTCCACTTGTGCGGCCAGAGTCTCTACGAACTCCAGCACTTGCTCGTCCGTAGACAAGCCAAAACCGGGTTTAGAGGGGTTGCACCTCCAAAGAGCGATTTCTCGCTTGTTCTGATTTTGAAACAAAACCCGGGCCACCAATTGATCCACGAGGGAGACACTCATGATGAGGCGGTAGCGACCTTCATCGAGTTTACTTTGCTTGTGAGGCTCTCTCTTGACAAAGACCCTTATAGGATCGCAGAGCCCTTCTTGCACAAGCTGCTCAGCGGTTAGCAGATCCGCCTCAACTTCCAGCATCTTCTGTAGTCGGCTGAAAGTGAGACGGGCTAAAACCGGCAGGAGTTTCGGGTCTTCAACCCACCCTCGGTGAGTTGGCCTTCCATAGGAGATGTATGGTACTCCTATACCTGCATCGAGCTCAAGCGAGTTGACAGCCGTCTTAAAATCTTCAAGAAATTGGCTCCACTCAAGCTTGTTCCCTCTAGTGGCGGTCGGCCCCATGGTTTTGACATCTTTGTAGGCATCGACCGTTTTGTTTATGACGCGCTCCCTGTCCTCAGTTGACGGGATTTTAGCTGACTGCGCGCGTTGCAGCCACCTCTCAGCTTGTAGGGTGAGAGAGGTCACCTCGGCTCGGGGCCCCACTAATGGCCAGCCGAAGCCTGCGACTTTTTCGCCCAGCTCTGGGTGTTCTTCGATGAGCTGGGCGCCCCAACTACTTCCTTGGATTTGCTTTGGGAAGTAGTAGCGCGGGAGGCATCCGCAACGCTCGAAGCCGGGGATCTCTTGTGGGGAGGTTGATACCTCCCATTCGTAGAGTCCTCCGAAGTGGGCTTCGAAGTTTTCCGCGATCTCTTGCGCGGAGAGCCTTTTGGCTTCTTCATTGCCTTCTCGGCAACTACTTGCACCACTTTCTTTTCTATGGCGGATAGGTCTATCCTCTCCACCATTTTCGCCATGAGCTTTTCGAACATTTCCTGCTCGCTCTTCGGCAGCTCTGGCAGCTTGGGCTCTTTTACGAGCGATTCTTGCTGCTTTGGCGGGGTGCTGGTTGCGGGGGCCTTTTGCTTTGGCCTTGCCTCCTGAGTGGGCTTTGGCCTCACTGCTGGGGTGCTGTTGTTTTGGCAGACAGCTCTGCCTTTCTCGTTTCCCGAGCTTGGTTGAGCCCGGGGGACCCATTGTTGCTTTCCAACTGGCGCTTCCGGCACCGTCCCGAATTGTATAGGCGGTGTTACGGGCTCCGCAATTGGCGCTGGTTTTGTTTCCCCCTCGAACGTGACGGAAGACTCAAAGAAGTCATCATCGTCATCGCTTCGATAATCAGCCCAGTTCTTCCCCGATACGCTTACATATTTTGCTATATCAGGGATGCGTGTTTTCACGCTCTTTAAGAGCACAGAGACATCCTCATCAATAAAGAGTCGTCCCTGTGGGGCTGTTGTTTCATAAACGTACTGGGGAGTAGTCAACCCAGGTACGGGGGGAATTACTGACATGAGATTTGAATTTTCTTCAACCTCAGAACCAGCATGGACACCGATAATGGTTTTACCATTAAAGATTGGGGTGCCCGAGAACCCTGGCTCAGAATTGCACAGAGTGGTGGCAAACCAATGGTCCCTGGCAGACACAACTTCACCGTGGTCTGCCATCCACTCCTCATTCTCCACAAAGTAAAACCGCATCTTGGATTTGGCAAGTTGAGATGCGGGGACAAACATTGCTCCTTTACATCCGAGCAGACTCTCCCAGTTAGGAGGTCCACTCAGGAGGGCAAAGTCACCCTTCTGCGATATAAGCAGGGGAGTAAACAAGTTGAGGGGGATTTTGTTGCGGGTCTTTGCTGAGACGACCCTGCCTCCTTCAACCCCCGTTGCCACGTGTTCGCAAGTCATAAGGGCAAGAGTGCCGTCATAGAGCTTGACGCAGCTAGCATATCCGGCATGTGATCCGTCATCATGCTGAATTAGCAAAACGCTGCCACGGGGGGGTGATTGGGGGATTTTCACTGAAATAAATCCCTTAACAGATTTCTCAGGCACATAGTTCCTTTTGGAGAATAGAGCCGTTGAGGCTGTCTTCAGGAGCCTGAGGAATAGCTTGCCGAGGTATACAGGCCAACCGGCAAGCATCTTCTCCGCAGCCAATACCATAAATTTGGTAAAGGCAAACAGCAAGGCGAGACAAACAACGGGCATGGTGAACGTCGTCACCATGTAGAAGGTCCAGTATCCGAAAGCCCAAATGACGGAGCTCCAGATCCAGACGATCATCCACAGCAATGCACCCAATGCCTTTTCGAGACAATTGGTCAGCGTGGCCCGCCCAGACGCGAATGAATTTTGTAAAATCCGCGTGGCCTCTAAAGAGAGGTGTTTGGTATCGCGCAAGCTTACTTCCCACATCAGCCGATAAGCGTCGGAGAACGTTAGATCTTTCGAGTCCAACGTCTCTCGTCCCGGCGAGCGCATAGGTCTCAAAACCGAGAGGTTTATAGAGGGGAAGTGGCGCAGCTCCGCAGTAGAGGGAGATGCGATCAACTCGTTTCCGCTGTCGCGGAAAAGAGTTCCATCTAAAGGCAACCCCAAATGGGATGGAGTGCCCAAGGAGAATAGGGAGAAGAATGCAAAGAGAGCGAGTAAAATTTTCACCATTGTTGCTGAATAATTTAAAAGCAATATAGTGATTTAAAAGAAAGTTTGCGAGATTTAATAAGCGATCTCGGTAACTTAAAGCTCTTGTGGGAAAGACAAATAATAGTCCTTCGGGGTTTGTGCAGAATTGCATTCAACTTCAACAATTAGAAAATTGGAGGTTGATCACACAAGAGGCTCTCCTGCTTATCTTTTGT